ATACCTCCGGTATATTTATTTCGATGCTGTTCAGGACCACAGACTTCTTTGCTCTTGTAACCTCGTTCTAAATAAACCGTCTGGCGGTATCTAACTGATTAACATTTCAACAAAGAAGCTGTGGTTGGAGCCTCCCGAAAACCGTCTTTGCGGTAGGTGATGTTCCACCAATCCACAGCATCCTGAACTTATTGTAGCATTCCGCTGGAGAGCGGTCTATAAATACTACTATTTTATTATACGAGGTGATGCGCTGTGCTGGCAAAGCAACCTGCATCCCTCGGCGGATTTGAGTTCGATGCAATCATCAAAAGGTCAGAAACGATGACCTGTGATGTGCCGGAGTATGCAACAGAGGAAGGATACTCCATTACGGACAACATCTGCCTAAAACCCCGTGAGCTGGAAATCGAAGCTATCATCACCAATAGCCCTGTCACATGGGCTGAGCAACACGCGGCATCATCGAGCCGTGTTGAGACGATGGTTGAAGAACTTCGCCAGCTGTGGCTGAAAAAGACTCCGGTTTCGTTTACCGCGGCTGGCGACAGCTACGAAAATATGTGCATCACGAGCATTACCGCCCCTCGAACGGTTGAGGACGGCAGTAGTACCCGGCTGACCATCAAGCTGAAGCAAGCGTCTATCAACTCCACCGATATGGCAAATATCAGCGTGAAGTACATTCGCGGAGGAACATCTAAGAAAAACACGGGCGCTGGACAAAAAAGCTCATCGTCTACATCTGGCACCCAGAAGGACGAAAAGGCCACAAAATCCAGCATTTTGTGTTCTGGCGCAAAATCCATTGGCCTTTTCAAGTGAGGTGTGCAAATGGAATACTACGAGATTTCCGTGCCGGATCGCAATGATTCGGTGATGCGCGTAAACCTTGACGGCACATACTACTACCTCCGGGTTACATGGAACGCTTACGGAGAATTTTGGATGCTGAGTATCTACGATGCAGATATGCAGATGAAAATCGGCATGGCAAAGCTCGTGCCGGGAGCGATCTGGAACTTCTACTATCTCAACTCGAACGGTCCGCCGGGAATCCTTGGCGTTCAAACAGACAAGGAACGCATCGGCAGGCAAGATTTCGTTGATGCGGTGGCTCACCTGTACTATCTGCCGGCTGAACAGATGGGGGTGCAGTGATGGAAGAATTTGGCCGTCAGTACAGAGTACGAATCGGAAAGAACAATTCCACGGGCCGAGAACTCGGCAAGCCAAATGAGGCAACGGGCAGAGCGCTTCGGTGTCAATTCTCCTGCGAAGTTGGTGACAGCTCAAGTTCCAACACCGGAAAAATTACGTTGTGGAACTTGGCAGATGAGACCCTGCGCCTGTTGGAACAAGAGGATTGCTTGATTGAGCTGAGTGCAGGGTACAAGGACGACCTGCCCACGATAATGGGCGGAACTCTGACGTACTTTGAAACTGAGCAGAGTGGCGCAGATCAGCAAACTACAATAGAGTTTGTGGATAGCTTTACATCGTGCCGAGACAACACAGTAAGCCTCAGCTATTCCGGCACGGTTTCGGGAGATAAAATCGTGCGCGACGCGGCGCAGATTATGGGTTGTGAGGTTAAATTCTCCAAGTCTGCTAAGTTGATAGACTTCACGAATTTTGCGTTTGTAGGGGCAGGAAAAACCTTGATTGAAAGGGTTTGCAACCGCAGCAAAATGCGCTGGAGCCTGCAAAACGGAATTGTCCAAATCTGCGCATTGGACGAGCCAATAACAATGGCCGCTTATGTGTTGTCCGCAAGCACGGGCCTTATCGGTTCCCCGAAGCCTGTCTTTGAGTCTGCATCTACGAGCGATAAAAAGAGCAGCAATGCTTCCAAGCGCAAGGCGAAAAAAGGCATCGAAGTCACCTATGTACTTAATGGCCATATCCAAGTGGACGATTATGTAAAAATTGACTCAAAATCGTACAAAGGCAATTATCGAGCGTCCAAAATTAAATTTACCGGCGACACAGAGGGCGACGACTGGAAATGTGTAGCGCTGTTTGTGGAGGTGAAGTGATATGAAACAGGACTTCCTTGATGCAGTATCTTCCCTTGTTGGGCGGCTGATGGAGGATTCGATTCATACATCTGCACCCTCCAAGGTCGGAAAGGTAGAGAATAACCATACAGCAAAGCTTACCCCGAACCTCAAGGTGACGACAGATGATGGCCGAGAAGTTCCTTACCCGGAAATATCAGGCACTATCATTCTGATGCCCTGTGGAGCAGGTGGGACGGTTGGTTTTGCCTTTCCGGTGAAGTCGGATGACGGGTGCCTTGCTCTCTTCAACGAGGGCGGCTCAGGAACAGACCTCAAATGGGATCTTTCGAATGCAGCTTTGCTTCCGGGCCTTTACCAGTCGCCGGGTGAGCAGGTAAAAAAGGCCGGGAGAGAAGAAGCGGCCATCATGTTTGCGCCGAGCTCTACTATCACGGTCACGAAAGACAAAATCGAAATCAAAAAGGATGATACCAAAATTACGGTGACATCTGATTCCATAAAGATGGAAAAAGGCAGCACGACTGTTACAGCATCAACTTCGAGTGTTGATGTGGCGTCTCCGAGTTTGAGCATCAAGGGAAACACCAAGGTGAATGGCAATATCTCGGTGACGGGAAACGTGACAATTTCCGGCACATTGACGCTCGGCGGAATTGTGATGAATACGCACACGCACGCCGGCGTGCATGGACAAACTGGAGGACCTGTGTAATGGCTTTAAGAGACCTTGCGCTCTCCAAAAGCGGAGACCTGCTGATAAACGAGAGCGGAGATTTTACAATCATCGACTCGGTTCGACAGGGCATCCAAATCAAATTGAGGTGGATCAAGGGCGAGTGGGTCTTTAATCCTGAGATGGGAGTGCCTTATTTTGAATCGATTTTAGTGAAGACGCCAAACCGAGCGCTTATCGAAAAAACGCTGCGTGACCAGATTTTAAGCGTGTCTGGAGTTACAAGCGTTGGCTCGATAAACCTTGTGATGAATAAGAAAAAACGAACTCTCTCTGCAAAATTTACCGCAAAAACGATAGAGGGAGTGCTGGAAAGCGAGGTGAACCTTTCGCATGGAATACGGAATAACGGCTAATGGATTTTCGATGCGGCGACTGGATGAAATTTATAATGCTTCCTGTAAGAGATTTGAGGATGAAATTGGAGTGAATCCGTCCGAGAATCCGCAAAGTGTTATGAATGTGCTTTTTACAATTTTTTCTGATGCCCCGGCGGAAATGTGGGAAGCGTTTGCGGCAAGTTATCAGCAACTCTTTCCGAACACTGCGGAGGGGATTGCGCTGGATAATGCTATGCAGATCGGAGGTGTCAACCGCATTGGACAGGCACGCACAAAGTATACGTTGTCCTGCACTGGGCGAGAGGGAACGATAATTCCTGCAGGTGCGCTGGTTCAGTCGAGTACGTATCCACAACGTCAATTCCGAGCCAAAGGCGTATCCACGATTTCAAGTGCAAACTGGAAAAGAATTGGAATCCGACCAATCGAGAGCGTGAGTGGAACGATTACGTTTGAATTTGGCGTGTCCAGAAATGCGACTTCGGGTGAAGTTGGCAGCTATTCCGAGTCGGCCAGCATCACAAAACAGCTTTCGGTGAGTTCGTACAGTGATGCTTACACCAAAATCCTGGCAGAGCTTCAGAAATTCGATGCGCTCACCAAGTTTGGCATCAAAGTCGAAGATTCCGCGGATGAACAGGGAAAGCATACGATTGTGCTGTCGGCCTCTGGCGCGGCCGACAGCTTTTCTGCATCTCTTTGCAGGTACATTACGGTTGTTGACGTGACCAGCAACATCCTTTTTGAGAGCGTCGAATACGGAAACTATGTGCAGGCAGATAAGACCATCGACCAAATCGTGACTTCTGTTGACGGCTGGGACTCCTGCATAAATGAAATTCCACCTATAAAGGGCAGATTGACACAGAAAGACTCTGAGGCTCGTGCTAGTTATACTAATCGCGTGGCAAGCCGCGGTACAGGAACAGTCAATGCTATTGTGTCATTGCTTTATAGTGATGTTGAGGGTGTGACATTCGCCGCGGGCTATCAAAATGACAACGACGAGAAAGATGCGGCTGGGCGCCCGCCACACTGCATTGAGATAATCGTGCAAGGTGGTTTGGATGAGGACGTTTCGGATATTATCTGGAAAAATAAGCCCGGTGGAATTCGAGCATACGGAAGTCATTACGCATATGCTACAGATATAAATGGAATTCGGCAGTATGTCGAATTTACACGTGTCAAGGATGTCTATTTGCTTCTGTCTGTTAAGGTCACGAGCAATGATGAACTGGATGCAGATTTTGAGACTAGAATCAAGTCACTGCTAATGGCGGAAAACCTCTTGGTGGGATCTCCTATTCGATTGCAAAAGTTTATTAGACCCATTATAGAGAATGTGTCTGGCGTTGATTATATCGAAATTCGAGGAATCCTTTCGGAGAAGCAGGATATTGAAGATGTAGAGGACGGTGCTATGCTTACAGGGGCTGTTCCGGTCAGCATCAGCCAGCAACCAGTTGTTACAATGGATGGAATTCGGGTGGTAAAAGCATGATTTCAGCCTATAAAGAGCTGTATGCCAAACTCCCAACGCAATTTCAGCTTGAATCGTATGAGGAAAGCTGTCTGGGCGACTATGTGTGCGACACACAGGAAGATTTGAAAAATCTTCCTAACAACTGCACGATGGGGAGTACTGCAAGAGTGATTAGTCCTCTGGCTGTCTATAAAAGGAACTCTACGGGAAAATGGGTTCTGCAAGAGACGATAAACGGGGAGCAAAGCGATGGCAGTTGAGACATTGAGCGAAGAAACAATTAAAGTGGAAAAAATGTCTGTACTCGACGGAGTTGTTTGGGCATTTGCCCCTGAGTATGAGTACTTGTCTGCGGCACTGGGAGGATTTGAGTGGATTAACAACATTGATATATGCAATGGCGTTTTACTTGACCGAATCGGCCAGTTGGTATGCCTTACTCGTCAGCAGGCTGGAACGATGATTGGAAGCCGCGAATTGGCAGACAACGATGATGTTTATCGCATTTGCTTGAAGTACAAAGCTTATGTTAATTCATGTCATTGCACACCGGATGAAATAATCGAGGCCACTATGATTATTTTTGATGCAACAGAGGTCGTTTATAGTGAGCGACGTGACATCCCGGCAACAATTTACCTTTCAGTTTCGGCGCCATTCTCCGATTTGGTCCTGGCGATTCTTGGCACACATGACTTGGTGGTACATCCTGCTGGAGTGAAGGTCAGAATTAACTGCTCAACTGAAGACGCAGAGACATTTGGTTTCACAGACTTGAATCCGCGAGTTGCCGGATTTGGTAAAGGAATATTTGCCCAATCAATCAATTAACAGGGGGTGATTCTATGGCGGATGCACGTTCGGGAGCGGAACTGGCCGACTATTCCAAGGTGGCATTTTCGGTTGGGGGCGTTCGGCAGGAAATTTCGATTGACGATTGGCGAAATGGATGGGCCGCAATCGTTGGCGGCTTGAACGGAAAACCGACAAGTCAACAGTTTAACATGGTGTTCTATATTCTGTCTGTGTTGCTGAATCAGAACATTTCGGATGTTTCGGCGGTTAAGAGTACGGCAAACGCAGCATTGCCGAAAGAAAGCTTTACGGCGGAACAGATTGTGGCGCTGCTTTCTGAGTATGGGCGTATGTCTGGATGCGATGCAGATATGCTGGACGGAAAGAACGCGGACGCATTTGCTGCGGATAAGCACAGCCATTCGGCAAGTGACATTACAAGCGGGAATTTGCCGATTGAACGCGGCGGTACTGGCGCTGGTACCTCTGCTGATGCGTGTCGTGCTCTTGGCGCTATGCGGAACACAGGCGGTACCTTTACGGGAACGGTCTATTTTGCAAATGGCACAGCGCACTACGTCAGCTCTGCGGGAGATGCGCATTTTAGATCGGTGACTGCGAGCGAGGACATTCATGCAAAACGAGTGTTTGAAGCGGTCTACAACGACTACGCGGAGCTGATGCCCCGCGGCGAGGACACCGAACCGGGTGATATTATTGCGCTGGATACTAACAGCCGGCAAGAAAAATATGTCAAAGCAACAAATCTTTCGAACCGGATTGCTGGAATCCATTCGGACGAATACGGAATGCTGATCGGCGGAGAGCGGGTCAATGATGGGGAGGATTTCTTGAAAAAGAATCTTCCCCGTTTTATTCCTGTTTCGCTTGCCGGACGTGTCCACACAAAGGTCATTGGTCCGGTAAACACGGGAGACTGCATTGTGCTTTCCCATATTCCGGGGGTTGGCCGTGCGGCAAAACCGTGTGAATATGTTGACCCGTGCAAAGTGGTTGGTTATGCGGTTGAGGGTGACAATCTGACTGAACAGCGTCGGCTTAAAGTCAGAGTGAGAGGTGCTTAATGGCTAACTGGGGGCAAAAAGTCTATCCCTCGGACTACTCCGAAATCAAAGCCTTGCTCAAGGCTGAGATAGGGAGACGCGGGAAAACGGAGGGAACAGCGCGAGGGCAGAGCGTCGGCAGCATGGCGAGTTATAACGGCTCTGCATACGACTTCTCGACACAACCGAAAGCAGGCGCGTACATCAAAAACGAGCACATCCAAAAAATTACGAAGCCTTTGGATGCAATCAAAGGAACATCGACTACGCCCGGAAATGGGGTGCAAATCACAGCGAGCAGGCTGAGTCAAGCAGCGGCGGTGTTGAGTGAGCTGAGCGCAATCCCGGAAACCGCTACATCAAGCGGGTGTGCTGGCCGCTGTTCAGGCCTATGTTCTACGGGATGCAATACGGCTTGCACGAGCTGTACAGGCTCCTGTACTGGGAGCTGCACAGGGTCTTGCGTGGCATCGTGCGCCAATGATTGCGCTGGCGGATGCAAGGGAAGCTGCCAGGGAACGTGCACGGGGTCCTGCACGGGAACCTGCACTAGAGCTTGTGCAAATAACTGCTCCAGCACTTGCACGGGGTCCTGTACGGGGTCCTGCACGGGTTCGTGTACGGGAACGTGCACAAAGGCGTGTGCGAATGATTGCGCCGGCACTTGTGCGGGGTCCTGTACGGGAAGCTGTACGGGAAGCTGCACTGGAAGTTGCACCGGAGGCTGTAACACAACTTGCACGAAGAATTGCGCAAATAACTGTTCTGGTTTCTGCTCCGGCGGATGTTCGGGCGGCTGCTCTGGTTCGTGTGATGGGTGCTCTTCGACTTGTGAGGGCGGCTGTGGAAGCAGCTGTTCTGATAATTGCTCAAGTAAATGTATCCAGCAATGCAGTTCGACGTGTGCGAATGACTGCTCCGGCAGCTGTGTGAACCTTGGTTGTGCATTCAACTGCGGAAGTGACTGCTCTAACCATTGCTCCGGCGGCTGTTCTGGAGGCTGTGGCTCTCAATGCAGAAGCGGCTGTGACGTCTTTTGCACGGGGTGCAGTTCAACGTGCGCAGATGACTGCTCCGGATCCTGCAGCGGTGGTTGTAGTGGCTGCTCTGGCTTCCTGTGGAGCAAATCGTGATGAAAGGAGAAATCCAAATGGAGACAACGCTTCATTTTGCACAGAATGCAGATGCAGGAACGGAAGAATCCTATCTCAGGAATCTTCCGCTTCTGAAGCTGCTCGCAAAAGAGAACATTGAAGCAGACGATTGGAGCGTCCTGCTTGCGGCAACGCCGAATAATGAGGACAAGTTGTTGTGGTGTCTTGGTTACACGGGTACCCTCTGTGCGCTGGACGCAACGGACTTTGATGATTGGGTGGTTTACTGCTCTACGGTGGTTCTGTCTGCGCTGGAGGCGTGCGGGGTTGAAGCGCCCGATGAACGGAAGAATCTTCTGTCCATCGGGCTGGCGGCGCGCACATTCAATTTTTCTGGCAACCCGGTGACAAAAAATCTGAAATGTGCAGAAACGATTCAAGGCGCGGCAAGCTATAACTGCACTGAGGATGCCGACATTTTTTCGATGTGGTATCTTTTGCAGGTGCTTACTGAGTATCTGCGGCTGGACTTCAACGGCAATCTCCGGGGACTGATTGACGCCATGAAAACCATGAACAAGATTCGTGATCGTTACCGTCAGATCGCAGACCGCCTCCCGAAGATGGATGCCTGCTAAGGAGAAGAATATGAAAGCCATTAAATTGACCACGGCGGAAAGCGAAGCGGTGGAGCGAGCTTACTATGAAGCAAGCTCTTTTGAAGCGCTGATGGCGGTTCTGTGCCGTCAGCTTAACGCGGATGCAAATCCGGAAACCGCAAAGGTGATCCGCCATTATGCAGAACTGTGCCGTGCGGCTCAAATGAAGCTGAAGATGGTGCAGGAAATGGTGATCTCCCGGTATCTTGACCATCAGACGTCGGCGGGTGTGCAGTACAGGTTTGATTTTGTTCGAGAGGAGGTCGTTCTCCTTGAAGCAACGGCGAATTGAGGATTATGGAAACATGGTCCAAAGGCTGTACGCGCGCGATACTGCGGCTGAGAACTGCGTCTGTTGCCGGAACATTACGTTCCAAGTGACAAGCGGGTGCAATCTCAGGTGCTCATACTGCTATGAGCACCACAAGAGCGTTGAGCGAATGAGCATCGAGACCGGGCGAAAGGTCGTAGATTACATCCTTGACCTGTACGAAAAAAATGAGTCCGATTTCGTAAATCAGAATACGCGGGCAGTTGTGCTGGATTTTATTGGCGGAGAGCCATTGCTTGAAGCCGAACTGATTGAGCACATCTGCGACTACTGGTTCTCAGAGTGCTACCGCCGAGAGATTCCGCTTGCGCCGTTCACGAGGATCAGCTTTGCGACGAATGGCAAGTTGTGGTTTTCTCCGGCGGCGCAGCACCTGTTCGCAAAATACCATGAGATGATGTCTGTGACTGTCAGCATTGACGGCGTTCAAGAGTTGCATGACAAGTACAGAGTGGATGAGCATGGGATTGGCAGCTTTTCGCTGGCATGGAAAGCATTTCAGGCAGGAAAAAAGGATTTTGGGTGGCTTACGTCCAAGATGACCTTTGTTCCGGGATCTTTTCAGTACATTGCCGACAGCATCAAAATGATGCTGGATGAGGGATGCGTGGAAATCGCTTGCAACTACGCTTACGAACCTGTCTACACTCCCGAAGATGGCCGTACACTGTATGAACAGATGCAGATGGTCTCTGACTACATTATTTCCCGACGAATGGATGTCACGATTACGATGCTGGACGACCTTTTGGGCGGACAGGCTAAGGATGACAATAATTTCTGCGGCGGTACGGGAGCGATGCTGTCGTTTGCACCGGATGGGAGTGCCTATCCCTGCATTCGGTACGCTCCGATTTCCATTGGCGAGGAAAAATCGCAGAAAGTCCGTTTCGGCAGCATTTATGATGGACTGTATGCCACGGATGCCCAGCGTCAGGCAAAAGCGGAATTGGATGCCATCACCCGTACATCCCAATCTCCGCAGGAGTGCTTAGAGTGCCCTGTATCAGCTGGCTGTGGCTGGTGTAGCGGCCTTAACTATGAATTATTCGGTACGGCCAATAAACGCTCCACAGCCATTTGTTGGGCGCACAAAGCGCGTGTTCTGGCAAGTTGTTACTATCACAATCGCCGTTATCTGGAAATCGGAGACTGTCTCCCCATCGAGGTGAGGCTTCCGGCCGAAGATGGGCTGAAGATTCTGCCCGCCGAGAAATGGGCGGAGCTGATGCACATTGAGACAGCGGCGCTCATGAAGTTTGCTGATGAAGTCGGGATTAGTTGAAAGGAGGGAGCGCAATGGCAATCCTCATTGCCGATACCAAGTTAGAGACCGAAACCGATGCTTGGTATATGTTCTATGCTGACACAAAGGAAGACATACAAACATTGCCGACGAGTACATCTACAGGATCTTCTTATCGGGTAAGAAAGTATGCTCGACCGACGAGCGTTGCATACTGCATAGAAGAAGCAAGGCAGTATATGCTGGATAGCAAAGATCGGTGGCGCGCAATGTGCGGTCTTTCTGATAGCGTTTTGGATGCCTTGAGTAAAAGTGCTGCAGAACTTTTGGTTATATGCAAGGACACGGAGAACTTTCGGGATGAAGCGGCGAAAAGTGCTGAAAAGGCAGAGAAAGATAAAGAAGCATCTGCTGCCAATGCTCTCGCTGCAGATAAAAGCGCGAAAAAAGCCAGTGAGAGCGAGGGCGTTGCTTCTCAAAAAGCAGAAAATGCGAAAGAAGCAGCAGAAGCTTCAAACAAATCCGCTGAAGAAGCATCGAAAAGTGCGGCAGGTGCACTTGCAAGTGAGCAGGCTGCGTCTGAGAGCGCACGGCGTTCCTCTATTAGCGAAGCCGCTTCAAAAGATGCAATGAATGAGGCTAAAGATTTTTCAAATTCAGCGTCGAAATCTGCTAGAGAGGCTCTTGAATCAAAACGTGCTGCAGAAGACGCTGCCAATAGTGCCTCCAAATCCAGCCTTGCCGCCGCAAGTTCGGAGAGAACGGCAACAGAAAAAGCGGCAGAATCATCTGAACTGGCAATAAGGACTGAAAAAAATGCAGAGTTATCAAAAGAAAGCAGTGAAACGGCTATTAAAGCAGCTGCAGAAGCAAAGGAAGCTCTGTCAATGCTGTCATTCGCTTTTGGAATCGATGATGAGGGCCGTTTTTCGCTGTTTGCGAAAAAATCTATAACATAAATGGTTATAATCTAACAAAAATGATACGAACAGATGTTTTGTTGATATAATCGGCAATGGAAAGGGGAACGAGCAATGGACGGTTGGGATTTTGTTGGCCATCCGGTGACGGATGAATCGGCAAAGGAAGCAATCGAGCAATTAAAAAGGCAAAACGACATTCTGACTGGCATAGCTGCTGGTAATGCTGGTGCTGAGTTCGTTGATGCAATCTTCGATGGCCTATTGGATGGTCAGAACACGAGTGAGGTGTTCTGGAATTGGTGGCCACTGTCTACCGGAAACGGCGCGACAAAATACCAGCGCTTGGAGCGTTTCGCCAAGATGCTGGCCAAGTATACAAAAGGCAAAACCTACACCGTGCGCTTTTACGGCGATGATGTGAGTAGCGACTATACAGGCACTCCGCTGGATGACTTGGCGGACGGCCGTGAAGCTGCGCCGCTCCTGACGGATACAAGCCCTGAGACAGCGGATTGGTCTGAGGAAGACCCGTTTACATGGTATATCCGTGCGAATGCGCTTTCTCTGGAAGATGGCACCATGAATGTGCTGGCGCTGGAGGGAGAAGCAGAGTTTGACCTTTCGGGCGAGACGGCTCCCGTCTACTGCTTTGCGCTGGCGTTGACCATGAAAGAATGGGAGGACGGCACCTATATCTATAACAGTTGGCGTACCTTCTCCGGCGGTGGCTATGAACCTATGGCTGGTGATGTAGCCCCGGACAAGAGCCGCCGCTGGCTGACATGGCACCCTGCGTTCCATGGCGGTAAAAATTCCAAGGGCGGCATGACCAGTGGCGCCGGACTGCCCCCGATGCCGTGGACAAGCGCCAACGATGCCATCTCTCTGGCTCGTAAAATCACGGCTTACGATGCCCTGTGGACTGACTGCGACCAGCAGTATGTTTTGGCTCAGTGGCGGCTGCGCCATTGGACGACGAGTAACAGTGGCAAGCTGGAGGGATGCACTTCCTACAATTACCAGTATACCCCGGCGGTGGCAGAGACCGGAGTGAAGCGTGTGCTTGTGACGAAAGCGCAGGGCGCAAACTTCCTCGTGGGTTCTGCTGTGTGCATGGGTGAGCGTAGCGAGAATACAGGAGCAGACCGCAATCTGGGCTATAACCACGACATTTTCAACTGGGCCAAGATTTCCAGCATTACCAATGTGACCGTGAACGATACCGAGTATGTGGCTCTGAACCTTGAGCTGGATGCTCCCATTGACACCACAACCACAATGCTGGTTTCCACTATGCCATGGGAGTCCGGCACGACTGAGGGGGTTCAGGGTCACAGTGATGGATGCCGTGGCAATCTGACAAACGGCAAATATCCGTACCGTGTGGCGGGTATCGAGATGCAGATCGGTGCATACGTCGAGCAGCTTGACCCTTTGTGGAAAGCAAGCCTCGTCGATGATGACCATTGGCATTACGATGTGTTTTCCTGCAAGAGCGGTGAAAAGCAGGTTGGTTCTATTTCTTCGGATTATGCCCAGACTGGCTCCTTCGACCTGAACGACAAGGCGACTTGGTCGTGGCATTATATCCGCAAGCTGGGCAAGCTGGGCGCGGAAGCTATGATGTACGAAAAGTTCAATGGCAGTGGCTCCACCTATGTACGGGCTGCGTTCTATTCGCCCAGTTCGGCGGGCGTGTACGCCCCTTGGCGCGGTGGCTCCCTGGGTGACGGTGCTCACTGCGGCCTGCCTTGTGCGCTTGGCAACGCTGGCCCCGGCACGGCGGCCTGGAACGGTGTGCCCCGGCTTGCTGGATCGGGCAAAAAGAGAGGGTGAATATGTGCCGTAGGCACATAGAGGGGGTGTAACCCCCTGAAACCCCCGTAGACGATTTCTCCTGCTTGTGGCGATGGTTTACCATCGCCACAAGCCGATTGTTTTTGGAGCAATGAAGCGGCGTGTGGCTGCGTTCAATTCGCCCAGTTCGGCGGGCGTGTACGCCCCTTGGCGCGGTGGCAACCTGGATGACGGTGCTAACTGCGGCCTGCCTTGTGCGAATGGCAACAATGGCCCCGGCACGGCGAACTGGAACGGTGTGCCCCGGCATGCTGATGATAAAATAGCCCTCAAAAGGGCATAAGCGTTTCATTGCGCCTGTGGCTTGACCACTAAGATCATGTTATACCGACACCATGCAGCTGAGCGTTTCGAGAGATACGGACGCATTGGTGAGAGCGTGGCCGCAGTTTTTGGGACTGCGTGGCGGCGAGTAGTAGAAATCCGTTCTGCCTGATTTAAGGCCGGGGACGGCAACCGAAAGTCGTTGAACATCAGCAAGTTTGGAGGCTTTAAGGATATGAAAACAAAGAGGTTCTTACAGCTCACGCACGCAATGTGTGAGCAGGCTGTCCTTGAAGCGTTTGATAAAAAATGGTTCCGCCGGGATTACCTCGCCACGGTGGAGAAATATGGAGGTGTGAGCCGTGCAGAATTATCGCGCGCCGCCCGGTTAAACGACTGGAATCCGCGTTTGGAAGTAGTGAACAGCATTGCTCTCGAAATGGAACAGCGCGTGGAAGACCTTGTGGAAGGCGAGACGGACGACCTCGACCTTGAACCTGTGAGCGTATTTTATCGAATTGATGGGATCAGCATGAAACGGCGTGAGCTGTCCAACTGCTGCCCGATGCACCAAGCCTTTGGACATTTGGCGGTGATTGGACTGCGGCCGCTGCTTCGCGCAAAATTGCTTCCGTATCAATTCGCCAGCATCCCCGGAAAGGGGCAGATTGCTCTAAAACGTCAGGTTGAGCGTTGGCTTCGCAGGAAAAGCCTTGGAATTCAACACGCAGTCAAGCTGGATGTGCAGGGAGCGTATGCCCATACGAAACAGGCTATCGTGATGGATATTCTGCGGCGTGAGATTCCGGGTGCGGCATGGTTGCTGGCGGTCATCAACTGCTTGCTAGCGATGGCACCGGGCGAGGGACTGCTCATTGGCGGATACCTCGAAGCGTGGCTTTTCAACCTTGTTGCCAGCTATATGCTGGTAAAGGTGTTAAGCTATGCAAAGACTCGCCGCGGAGCATCTACGCCGTTTGTGACCCGCAGCGGCAGCTATATGGACGACCTTGTTCTACTTGGGCGACGATGGGCCGATATACAAAGTGCGGCCCGGAAATTGACTAAGTGGGCGCTGGCTGAACTTGGGCTGACCATAAAAACCGAGTGGGTTCGGGTGGATTTTCTAAGCGCGACTGAAGAACATCAGCGCCGATACCTGACAGGAGCGGCGAAAGGGTGTCCGGGTTTGGATATGGCTGGCTATGTGATGCACCGTACCTACACCACGATACGCCCTAGAATTTTCCTGAGAGCACGGCGGCAGTACCTAAGAGCAAAAGAGGATGTTGTGCGGCAGGGATATATCCCGGTTTGGAGGTCGTATAAGCTGGTGAGTTATAACGGCTACTTTGACTGGACAAAATCTCGCGCAGTCATGGAGACGTTGAAGCAACAGAAGCTGTTTAAGGCCGCAAAGCTGTCTGTTCGCGTAACAGCTCAAAGAAGAGCATTGAAAGAGAGGTTGGCAGCATGATTTTTACTGAGAATTTGGACCATAATCCGCAGGCAGTGACGCTGGAAAAATTGCCGGATGGCACAGCGTGGCTGTATCTGCGCAAAGACGCTCACGAAGTGCAGAATGAGGCTCCTGAAGGGGAACAAGGCGGCATTTCGTGGGAATGCACCACGGCGCTTTGTAAGTTGGGCGCTGATTATACGGAGGAGACCGAAGAGAGCATCACGGCTGCAGCTGATGATTGGTGGGTCTATGCAGAAGCGTGGACGACTGCCGATGAAGCTGCGCCCTCTCTGGAAGAGCGAGTGAGCGTGCTGGAAACCATGTTCATGGGAGGTGAGCTGTAATGGGCAAGGAGCAATTTTATCGCACCATGTATCGCATGAAGAAAATCACCGCCGTTGGCGTATGGGAAAAAGTGGATGAGGGCGAACTGACGAAAGCTCAGGCACTCCGCATCTGCGGCCCGCGTCCGAGAGAGTCCTGACGGGAAGGTGCTTTGATTGAGCCGAGAACAAAAGCTCGAAGCTCTATTGGCATCTGCGGTTCATCTTCTGGATTGCTGGGAGGATATTTCAGTTGAGACAGGAGAAGAGCCGGAAAATTATGGTGAGCAGAGAGCAATCCTGCAAGCCGAATACGATGCTATAAAGTGTTGAGAGAAGCCGTGCTGATGGTCAGCACGGCTTTTTTGTTTGAAATGGAGGTGGATTGATTTTGATTTCCCCGTATAAGAACACTTTCAGAGTATCGCAAGCGTATAGGCATCTGAGGTCGGATGGCACATATCACCAAGGCTATGACCTCGTGGGCATCGGAGACAAGCACATTTACTCTCCTGTATACGGTACGGTTATTCGTGCTGGATGGGAGTGTGCAACGCTCCCCAAAAAGGGTTTTGGTCAGCGCGTTGTGCTTAGGGTGGGATGCACAAATTACTATATGTACTTTGGGCATCTGTCGCAAATCAATGTGGCCGCAGGTCAAAAGCTGAAGCCGGGTGACCTGATCGGCGTTGAGGGAAGCACGGGACACAGCACCGGAAGTCACCTGCACTGGGAAATCCGTATCAACGACATTAAAACGGGCTATGTGTCGGTGTATCATTATGCAGGAATCCCCAACATGCCCGGTTCGGCATCGTATACGTCTAACTGGGCGGCTGAAATCTTCGGCCCCGGAAATCTGATAAAGCCGACCAGCGGTTATCCGCAGCGGCTGTATAATTCCGCGCTTCAAGGGGCGCTGGGCATCAACCAAGACGGCGTCTTCGGTGCGAACACTGAAAAGGCCGTCAAAGAATTCCAGACGGCGCACGGCCTGACTGCGGATGGTATCGTTGGAACGCAGACAAAGGCGGCGCTTTCCAAGCTGTTTTGAGAAAGGGGATAAGGTATGAATACTGCTACTATCATTACGGTTGCCATTATGGCCGTGGCGCTGGTCGTTGTTGCGGCCTGCATGATTCGTTTGGGGTACAAAGCACTGCTGGCCGAATGGGCGATTGAGGCCATCACCAAAGCTGAAAAAGAGTTCGTCGGCACCAAGCTGGGCGAAGCCCGTCTGGCGGTTGTCGTGTCGTGGCTGCGCGCAAAGGTTCCCGCTCCCCTGCGCTTTCTGGTTACGGACAGCATGATTCAGAAAGTGGTGCAGATGACCTTTAATGCGGCCAAGGCAGGGCTGGAGGTGCTGAAGGATGCTTAAACGGTGCGTGGAATGGCTCTTAGACCGTCTCCCCGTCACGAGATGGATCGAATTGCTGACACTCACCGACGACTGAAAGGAGGATACAGGTGCTTGCAGGAACAGCCGAAGTGTTTACTGTCACCGTTCCGGCGTGGCTCTTGGCGGCGCTGGCGTTCTTAGGAACTGTTTTGGGCGGCGCGATTTCCTTTGCCGTGAATCAGCTTCTTATCAAGGGCGCGGCGGACCGTGCGGCAAAGAAGCGCGAAAAGGAAGATGAACAACGCCGTGAACGGTATATTTTGCAGATGGACAGCCGTAAGGCTACATTCGACCTGCTATCCTGCATTTGTGCCGGCATTGAGCGGATGGAAACGGAAACTGGGCAGATTTACTGGAACGGAGAGCTGAAACGCTGTCTCTCCCATTTGGAAGGCGTGGATGAACGGTACAGAGAATCAGACCAGCGGCAGCTTGCTGAACTGAATACTCGGAACAAATGACAACACCCCCCGTCACCTGTCAGATGAAAAGTCGAAACAGGTGACGGGGGTGTTTTTTGCTTTTATGCAATAAAGAATCACAAAATTCGTGATAATCTAACAATCCCCTGATTTTTCCAGAAGAAAAGAATATCTTTTATTGTAAGGAGCGAGCGAGTATATGATTAGAATTTTACTGTCCAAGAAGCTAGGCGAGCTGAAATGGACGCAAGCAGATCTGGCACGCGCCACAGGCATTCGACCGACTACGATCAGCGATTACTACAACGAAATTGCAGAGAGAATGAATCTGAATCATTTGGACCTCATCTGCGAAGCGCTGGATTGCGAACCGGACGAAATACTTGTACGTGTTCCAAATCTTGAACCAAGGGTAAGGAATCGTACTGGCTTTGAGAAACCCGCGACGGAATCAAAAGTCGGTATATAAGGGAAAGGGCGGCTTTCGGGTCGTCCTTTTTCTGTTGCGTGACATTTGTATGAAACAAATGTATTATAATAATGTATATGGCAGTTGAATGGAGCATTTGATGGTCCGCCGGGGTGAATTTTGTGCCACCTTGAAAAAAGTACGGTTTTGTGGTATTCTTTATGTGACAAATGATTCATTCAAGTGTTATATAAAAGTAGGTGAGCCGATGGGAGAGAATAAGACGCCGCAGGAGTTGGACTTTGAGCGGAAGCATGAAGAGTATCTGCATCGGATTCAGAATCTTCGCCTTATTGACGATAACTTTATGACGAAGGTTTTTGAAGATAAGGAGTGTTCGGAGTTTCTGCTTCAGGTGATTTTAGACCGTGATGACCTGACAATCCGCGAAGTTCACAGTCAATACGGCTTGAATAATATTCAAGGTCGCTCGGCCCGCTTGGATATTCTGGCTGTGGATGAGCAGAATAAAGCCTATAACATTGAGATCCAGCGCAACGACCGTGGTGCAGAGGTCAGACGAGCTCGTTACAACAGCGGTTTGATGGATGCCAATATTACGGAGCCGGGTGATCGTTACGACCAGCTATATGAAACCTATGTGATATTTATCACTGAAAATGATATTTTGAAAGCCGGTCTTCCGATTTATCATATCGAACGGACAATCCAAGAAACGGGAATGCCGTTCGGAGATGGAGCACATATTATTTATGTGAACTCTCAAATCAAGGATGATACCAAACTGGGCCGTTTGATGCAGGATTTTACCTGCACAAACCCGGATGATATGAATTATCCGGTACTGGCGCAGCGGGTACGCTATTTCAAAGAGGACACGAAAGGAGTGGCAACTATGTGCAGAGCTTTTGAAGAAGTGAGAGAAGAAGGCATGCGGGCAAATGCTCTTGAGGCGGCCAAGCGGCTGCTCTTAGGCGGCAAGTTGTCCTATGAGGAAATTGCCGAAGCTCAAGGGCTGACCGTCGAGGAAGTCAAGGCGCTTGACGCAAAGCGGTCCGCCTAATGCTGTGACATCATTTTGACAGCAATTTTCGTTGTAGTCAAAAACACACAATGAACGGAGTGGAAAATACACTCCGCCAAACCGGAAAATTGTACCTGTTACAACCAGAAAACAGCTTTCCAGAATCGAGCTCGAGTAATCCGCAAACCCTGAAAAGTATTGATACAATGCGATATTTTGAGAGCTAAAAGACTCTGTGATACTGCTTTGATACTATCAGGCGATTATTCATAAAGAGAGACATGAGAATGCCCTCTGAGAAACGGTAAGTTTTTCAGAGGGCATTTTTGTGTCTTTTATTCTTTACGCCACTTTTTCTTCGGCTCGTACCGGCCGCAGCCGTCGGCG